CTTGGTTTGATTAATGATAATCGATTGCATAGCCGATTTACACGGTCACTATCCTAAGCTAGAGGGAGGTGATTTACTTATTGTTGCCGGTGATATTACTGCAGACGATAAAGCCTTTCAATATATTGAATTTTTTCTCTGGCTTGATAAGCAAGACTATAGAAAGAAAATATTCATAGGAGGTAATCATGACAATATCCTTAAGAAAATCCCTCCTATTCCTAAATCTTTGCCTAATAATGTAGAATATCTTTGTGATTCCGGAACAGAATTCGAAGAATTTACGATATGGGGATCTCCTTGGACGCCTTGGTTTAGTGGCGTACATCCAAAATGCAAAGCTTTTATGAATCATGATGAAGTAATAATGGGAAAATGGGTAAGGATTCCTCAGAAAATAGATATCCTTATTACTCATGGACCTGCTTACGGTGTATTAGATGGTATTCCTATAGAAGATGGAACCTTATATCATGCGGGCAGTCATTCTCTTTATGGATGGCTTAAATATGTAGAAAGGCCACGGCTTCATGTTTTTGGGCATATCCACGAAGCTTATGGCCAAGAAGAATATTTTATCACATATGAAGATAATATGACTCTGTCAGTCAATTGTAGTCACGTAAATGGGCAATATGAACCTGTTAACAAACCTATTAGGGTAATTTTATGACATGGAAAAAAGTATCCGATTTGCCTGTCGATGATAAAAACTACTTGGTATGTTATCTTGAAGCTGAAGGTAAATTCTCGACGCCCCATCGAGCATATTATCTTGAAGCTGAAGGTAAATTCTTCAGCTTAGAAAATAATAATTCCCATCCAATCGTTGCTGATATATATATGGAAATACCGGATCCGAATCACTCATGGACGTGCTTACGGGCTATCAGATAGTTTCTCTAATTAGTGGAGAAAATATGACTTGTATTTGATATGGTGTAATAAGCGGGAAAGAGAAAAATGAGCAAAACTAGCTATCCACACAAAACAGTTAATGGCATTAAGAAGACAGTACATAGACATATCATGGAAGAGTATATCGGAAGACCCTTAGAATCACATGAGCATGTCTACCATCTCAATGGAGAGCCTCTTGATAATCGTCTAGAAAACTTAGTAGTCATAATAAAGAATTACAGAAAATGAACATGAGAAATTGCAGCAAATGCGGCATCGAGTTCGCCTATAATGAAGGCTATGATTCTTATTACTGCGCTCAATGCAATGAATGGTCTTCAAAAACATGCTTAGATAGAAGATGTGATTTTTGTAGAAAAAGACCTAAAAGACCTGTAAGCAGATTCAGAATGCTTCTTAACAAACTATTCAAACCAATAACATAATAATTTCTTGAATAATTACGCATTCTCGAGTATATATAAAAATAAAACTGGGTTTGCATATGGGTTTAAAGAAAGAAATTAATTGGGAAATGGTCGAATTATATGTTAAAGCTGGCTGTAAACAAATTGATATTTGCAGAGCTTTTCATATTGACGATGAAACTTTAAGAGCTAGAGTTAAAGAAAAATACGGAAAAGAATGGTCGGCATTTTCGCTTGCGCTTCTCAGTGAAGGGCATATGTTGATTAAGGCTCAACAATTTCAGAAGGCAATGAAGGGTTATTGGCCTGCTCTTCAATGGTTAGGCAAGGTTGATTTAGGACAAAAAGAGCCTGAATTACTTAATCAAGAAGCAAACAATCAGCAGCAAATTGATCAGAGTCATCGCATTATGGAATTAGAGCATAAACTCGCGGAAATAAATGCCAACCAGCCCAAAACAGAATAAATCTTTCTGCGAAGCTACCCATCGTTTCAATATATGGGTAGGGGCTGTCAGCTCTGGTAAAACATACAGCAGCATTGAAAGATTTATCTATGATCTAAAGAATGGACCACGTAATGACGATGGTGGTGGTGATGCCATGATCATCGGAGTGAATAGGACATCCATACAACGTAATATATTAACCCATCTATATAGAAGATTAGGATTCCCATGCCCTACAGAGAAAGCGCAAATGAGCAGGTTATATGGGCGAGATGTTTGGTTTGTAGGCGCACCAGATGTCTCAGCTGTTTCAACGATTCAAGGGTCAACTTTGGCTATTGCATATGTGGACGAAGCGACCAATCTACCAGAACCATTTTGGAAAATGTTGGAAAGTCGTCTACGTGTTCCTGGTGCAAAATTAATAGCGACGTGCAATCCAGAAGGCCCTGCACATTGGCTGAAGAAGGATTACATAGACAAGCCAGGACTAGACTTAGCTTATTGGAACTTCAGTCTTGAAGACAATCCGATTCTTGATGAAGCATACAAACAGCAGCTGAAGGCTTCCTATACAGGAATGTGGTACAACCGATATATTTTAGGCGAGTGGGCTCTGGCGCATGGTGCTATTTATGACTGCTATGACAAAGATAACGAATATGAAAATCCGTTTCCTTCACCGTCGTATTATGTTGTTGGTATCGATTATGGTACAACAAACGCAACTGCGGCGATATTATGTGCGGTCACGCCCAATAAATGGCCCCAAATACGAATTGAATCGGAATATTACTATGATTCAGCAAAGAAAGGTAGGTCGAAAACCGATCAAGAGCTTGTTAAAGATATCAAAGATTTTATTGCGTATAAGAATATCACAGCTATTTATGTCGACCCAGCGGCAGCGAGCCTAAAGATTGCGTTACGCCAAGCTGAGCTTCCTGTTTTGGATGCCAACAATGATGTCCTTCTCGGTATTAAAATCTGCTCAAAGTTTATAGGGGGGAAAAATATAGTCATTCACAAAGGTTGTACCACGTTAAGAGAACATTTACAATCTTACGCGTGGGATTCCAAAGCTGCGGATAGAGGGGAAGACAAGCCGGTTAAGAAGAACGACCATATTTGTGATGCTTTAAGATATGCTGTATGTTCAGCTTTCCCGACAGGTGAATTTCACAATCCTGATATCGAGAATTACGATAAATATAGAAAAAACATCTTAGATTCTGATGACGCTTGGGGCCCATTAGGCCCAGTTCCAGGAGGGTATTTTTGATGGAAAATGATAAAAAATGGACACAAATATTCATTAACAATGATATTCGTCGAGCTTTGATAGATGGAGACGAAGTATACTCATATTTGAGAGAAAAATATCCAGAATCAAATAATATCAACCTAGATAATATTGTGAATGCGCTATGTGCCTCTTTAATTATTCTAATTAAAAATAATGTAGATAAATCTGATTATAAAGAAATTCTTCAGATGATTTGGAGGATGTTGAATGAAAATTTATGAATCAAAAGATTGAAAAATTCATTGAATATTTCACTACAATTACAAAAGAAGAGGCTGATTACCTTGAATCAATATTAAATTGGGATAGTGAAACAATAGCAGCGTTTAGATTAGCTAAAATGATATTTGATTATAATGATGAAGAGTGAAATATGATATTGCAATTATCTCCCCCAATTCCAGTTAATACCCCTAAAGGTTCCGGTCTAGCACATGTTTTAATAGATTATGGCGTAGAGTATAATCTTATCTGGACTGTCTTTCTTGACGGCAATGGAGAATGCTGGTCATTCTCAAATCCTGAAATAAAAGCATTAAACAATATCACCTTAGGACGCGATCTAAAAAGAGTCCCGACTCTTCTTCTCAAAAATTAAAATAATTCCTAATAAGTTGTCTTTGCTTTTTGTCAACAAATATGATATAAAATATTTTATTTGGCAAAAGGCTCGCGAATGAGTTCGTATGAATCTGGCAATTATTCATTAGGGTACATTGATCCTTCCGATGTTCAGGCTAAAGATTTAAAGCAGATGCAGGATTGGTTCTATCAGTCCAATTATCCAACAAATTCTTGTTATTGGCTTCAGGGAGCTATTGACAAGCGTTTTAAAGTGGGCGATCAGCAGCTTTATAATCAAGTCTATGGCCAAAATTCTCAAAGCATGCAGCGTTTCTTTTTCAATCTGATACGCCGTCATATCAATATGATTACGGGATTTCAGCGTAGAAATCGGAAGTCTACTATCACTCAGCCTGTTCATGAAATGGATGATCCGCTTTCGGATGATTATAACGGTGTCTTGAGGTGGTGTGAGGACAGGGATGGCTTTCAAGAATACCTATCACAATCATTTGAAGGAGCTGTAGATACAGGAGAAACACTTCTACACCTATATCCAGATTATACTTTCGATCCAATCTCAGGAGACCTATTCACCGATGCAGTCCAGTGGAATAACTATTTGATTGATCAATATACTAGAAAGCAAGATCTCAGCGATTGCAATGGTATTTGGCGACGACGTTGGACCTCTAAAGAAATGGCTAAGATGCTTATCCCCGGCTATGCCAAAGAGATCGATAAAATGAAACCAGGGGGAATGAAAGATGGTCGTTTCCCATTACAAGCAGAATTACAGAATGTTGCCACCTCTAACCTTTTCACTTACGATGAGTTCTATTATCGCACGACACGCCCAGGGAAACTCATTCTAGATCCATATACAGGCGAATCTGTAGAGTGGGAACAAGATGAAGCTGACGAAGATGATATGATGGAAAGAACGCTTAATGAACAGCCCTGGTTAAAAGTCAAAGAAACACAAATTCCTACTGTAAAATTGGTTATCACGCTATCTGGTAAGATAGTTTATCACGGGAAAAATTTACTAGGTATTGATGAATACCCATTTGTGCCCTCACAATGCTATATAGAGCAAGATATTCAGTCGTATGGATGGAGGAAACAGGGTGTCATAAGAAATCTTAGAGATGCCCAATTCCTCTATAATATGCGCAAGGTCATAGAACTTCAATTGCTTCAAAGCTCTTTGAATGCTGGTTGGATTTATCCCGTAGATGTTGTACCTGATCCAAAATGTTTCCGTCAAACTAGTGGTGGAGATGGTTTCTTAATCCCTTTAAAAGCCGGAAGGAATGT